TACTGATACGCCTGTCTTTCCAAAGATTGCCCTTCGTCCCGATTGGGTGAATCCTACGTCGGCCGCCGTTTTATTGGATGATGGCTCACTATGGGATTATCTAGGATTACCGACTATTGGTGGTTTTAATAATATAGCTTTTCCGAATCGTTCTCCTAACAGCGTTATGCCTCCCGTCGGATATCAGGTGTCTGCCCTTCCTTTCCGTGCGTATCAATTGATTTATAACGAGTATTATCGAGATCAGAATTTAACGAAACCTATTGAGTTTTCTTTGAATAGCGGTATTGTTCTTAGTGCTGATGAGGTTATAAGGTTATTGACCCTTCGCCGTCGCACGTGGGAAAAAGACTATTTTACCTCTGCTCTTCCTTGGGTGCAACGTGGTCCCGAGGTTACCGTGCCTATTCAAGGTTCTGGAGGTAATTTGGATGTAACTTTAAAAGATGATGCTCATGCTGACACGTATCGTATGCCCGGAACCTCTAATCGTCCCGCTGGTGCGATGCAGCTTGTCGGTGGTGCGCTTATAGCTGGAGGTACTGATGGCGCTTATCTTGAACCGGGCAATTTTCAAGTCAACGTAGATGAGCTAGGTGTTAGTATTAATGATCTTCGTACCTCGAATGCCTTACAGCGTTGGTTTGAGCGTAATGCCCGTTCTGGTTCTCGTTATATCGAGCAGATCCTCTCGCATTTCGGTGTACGTAGTTCTGACGCTCGTTTGCAGCGTCCGCAGTTCCTCGGTGGTGGTCGTACCCCCATTTCTGTTTCCGAGGTTCTTCAAACGTCTGCTACTGATTCCACCAGTCCGCAGGCGAATATGGCCGGACATGGTATTTCCGCTGGTGTTAATCATGGCTTTAAGCGTTACTTTGAGGAGCATGGATATATTATCGGTATTATGTCTATTCGTCCTCGCACCGGATATCAGCAAGGTGTTCCGAAGGATTTCCGTAAATTTGACAATATGGATTTCTATTTTCCTGAGTTCGCTCATCTTGGCGAGCAGGAAATCAAGAACGAGGAGGTTTATTTGCAGCAAACTCCCGCTAGCAATAATGGAACTTTCGGTTATACGCCTCGCTATGCCGAGTATAAATATTCAATGAATGAGGTTCACGGCGATTTTCGTGGAAACATGGCTTTTGGCATTTGAATCGTATTTTTCCGAAAGTCCGAATTTAAATACTACATTTGTGGAGTGTAACCCGAGTAACCGTGTATTCGCCACTGCGGAGACCTCTGATGACAAGTATTGGATTCAGCTGTATCAAGATGTCAAAGCTCTTCGTCTGATGCCGAAATACGGTACTCCAATGCTGTAGTGTTATGTTTGGTAATTGGACTTCTTTTTATTTATCTATTTGTTTAATCATTTTTGGATTATGTTTATTACTGCTTATAATTATACTGATCTTTCTGAGAAAGTGGTTCAGGAGGAAGTGAGTGAGGAAGTTTTAATAGAACCTTCCGATGCTTACACGATTCGTGAGTTGATTTACCGTCTTGCTATGGGAATGCCTGTCTCGTCTGGCCCCAATAGTGGTGAGTATCCCGATAAGGATCAAGATTTCGATGACGATCTACCCACTGAGCGTGGAGACTTTGATTTGGCCGATTACGCCCAAATGAGCGAGGAGCTTCGTTCTAGGTACCAAGTAAAGGTTGAACAGAAGAAAGAGCTTGAGAAGTCAAAAGAAGAGCCGGAGGCTGAGCCTGCGAGTACTTCTGATTAAAGCTCATAATCTTACGTTTTAAAGTGTTGCTGACCTTTTGCCCGTGCCCATGCGTTTGGACACGGGTTTTTGTCGTTGCGAGCGGTTTTTGGCATTTTTTCGGTAAAAATGAGGTAGCGCAGCGAACGAATTGAGACCGATAAAATGGTAAAAAATGCGACCTCGGCGATTCCCCGAATCGACGTTACACCGAGCTAAATACATTTAACGATAGTTAAAGAATGTATCTGAAAATACGCAAGTTTTCTTGCGTGTGTGCGCATAGAGGTAACTTGATAAATTATATGCGCACTGACACCAAAGATTTATTAACAAATCGGTTTGGTGGCAATGAGATAAAACAATACGTTTGTGCAGTGATCGTTTTTCTTGAGTTCCCTAGGAACACTGAATATTAATCTTTAAACATTTGATATTATGGGTTTTAAGCGTTACAAATTAACAATTTCTCTTTCTTCGGTAGAAAATCCGGTAGAAATTGAGTTTTATAGTCTTGCTTCCCGGGTTTACAGGAACGTCCGGCGTTTCGTGAATCGTTATAACTCGGATGATATTAATTACTACACAATCCGTTCGTTATGAGTATTATTGGTGGCATAATTTCTGGCGTTGGCTCTCTTCTTGGCGGTCTTGGTTCTTCCGCTATGAATAACAAGGCGGTACAAGATACCAACAAGGCTAACATGGAGATTGCAAAGTATCAAGCGCAATGGCAACAACAAGAAAACGAGAAAGCATACCAGCGTTCTCTAAATATGTGGAACTTGCAAAATGAATACAATTCTCCAACTCAACAAATGGCTCGTATTCGTGCCGCTGGGCTTAATCCTAACCTCGTCTATGGCAACGGTGTTACTGGCAATAGCTCTGGTTCAACTCCGCAATATGAACCTGCTAAATTCAACGCTCCGACTATGCAAGCTTACCGAGGTTGGAATCTTGGCATTTCTGATGCTATTTCCCAGTTTCTTGCTTATCGTACTGTTAAGGCGCAAGTTGATAACATGGAAGCGCAAAATAGTCTCATTCGTCAACAAACGGCTACAGAGGCTACGAAGCAAGCGAATATAGCTGCTTCTACGTCTCGCTCCGAGTTTGATCTGAATATGGCGAAAGAACTCAAGGATGTTTCTGTTTCGTCTGCTATTGCTGATATGAATCAAAAACAAGCTGGTGCCGCTCAAGGCTGGACAAAAGCTAATCGTGAGGTTATTCAATATGAGCTTGATAAGGCTTTGTTTGATAATAAGATTAAGTTGAGTAATCAAGAATATTTAAGGGTTCTTCAATCTGTTCGTCAACTTCAGCAAGATAATGATATTAATGCTTTTCGCAATGAAATGGAAAGAGTTACAGGTAAAAGTTCGTTTGCTACGGATATGCTTCGTCGTTTAATTATGGCTTTACGTCCTTCTGCAAATGATCGTTTGTTTAATCCCAAATAATTTACATTATGAGAAGAAGAAGAAGAGGTTTTCTCGGTCGTTCCCGTAAACGCCGTATTCGTAGTTATCGTTTAAGTAGAGGAGGTATAAGATTATGAAACCGTTCTGGAAAGTATTTATTCAAGTAGCGTTAGCGTTGATAGACGCTATTCAATCAGTGTTTGGCAAGGATGATGATACACCTAAAGCGTTAAAATCATGAGAAGAAGAAGATTTGGCCGTCGTGCTCGCCGCCTCGGTCGTATGAAACGTTTCGCTCGTAGGTTTAGATAATGGAGTGTCTTCATCGTATTCACTTACCCGACCGTGGCGCCGTTCCCTGCGGTCGGTGCGTGAACTGTCGGAAAAATAAGCGTCAATCATGGGTTTATCGATTGCAGGCCGAGGCAGATGAGTATCCTTTCTCTTTGTTCGTTACCCTTACCTATGATGATGAGCATATGCCTACCGCCATGATCGGTGAGGATTTGTTCAAGTCCACGGTTGGCGTTGTATCTAAACGTGATATTCAGTTGTTTATGAAGCGTCTTCGTAAGAAGTATGATCAATACCGTTTGCGTTACTTCTTGACCTCTGAATATGGTTCCCAAGGTGGTCGCCCGCATTATCACATGATATTGTTCGGCTTCCCTTTTACTGGTAAGCATGGTGGCGATCTTCTCGCCGAGTGTTGGAAGAATGGCTTTGTGCAGGCTCATCCGCTTACTACGAAAGAGATCGCTTACGTTACGAAGTACATGTATGAGAAAAGTATGGTTCCCGATATCCTTAAAGATGTAAAGGAATACCAGCCTTTTATGTTGTGTTCCCGGATTCCCGGAATCGGCTATCATTTCTTACGTGAGCAAATATTGGATTTCTACCGTCTTCATCCCCGTGATTACGTCCGGGCTTTCAATGGTATGCGAATGGCTATGCCTCGCTACTATGCCGATAAGCTTTACGATGATGATATGAAGGAATACCTAAAAGAGCTTCGTGAGGCTTTCTTTATCAATCAGATGCAGCAAGAATGGCATCATTATATTAACACGAGTCCCCGGTTGCGTTATATCGCCGATCAGCTTGAGACAGAGAGTAAGCTGGATTATGAGAGACGTGCCGAGGAAAAATTAAAATTAAAGTAATGGCTAATATTTTTAATTCCGTTAAACTAAAACGTCCTAGACGTAATGTTTTTAATCTTTCTTATGAGAATAAGTTAACAGCGAACGCTGGCGAGTTGGTTCCTATCATGTGTAAACCTGTCGTACCCGGTGATAAGTTCCGTGTCAATACGGAAATGCTGGTTCGTTTGGCTCCGCTGGTCGCTCCCATGATGCATCGAGTGGATGTGTTCACTCATTATTTCTTTGTTCCCAATCGCCTCCTTTGGGATCAATGGGAGGATTTTATTACGAAAGGTGTTGATGGTACTGATACGCCTGTCTTTCCAAAGATTGCCCTTCGTCCCGATTGGGTGAATCCTACGTCGGCCGCCGTTTTATTGGATGATGGCTCACTATGGGATTATCTAGGATTACCGACTATTGGTGGTTTT